GACTGTTATACCGCAGGCACGTTAGTTACAATGGCTGATGGCAGCCGAAAGAAAATTGAGAAAATCAAAATTGGTGAAAAGGTAGTTAGCCATTTAGGCAACCCCCGAACAGTCACCCGAACAATTAGGAAATCATACTCTGGTCGCTTAATAACCGTTGAAGCCAAAGGGTACAACGAGCGTGTGACCTGCACCCCGGACCACTTATTCTGGACACAAAAAGGATGGGTAGCGGCTAAGAGTTTAAGAAATAAGGATTCAGTTTTTCTTCAAGGTTATCGCGGAGCACCAACGGCCAAAGTTTATGATCTTTTAGATTTTCTACCTGACGCACAGGCAGTAGATAATAAAATTCGCGCCAAAGGATCACACAAATGGTGCCACAGATATATTCAGCTTGACGAAAAATTAGCCTGGGTCTTAGGGGCTTATCTCGCTGAGGGTGGCTGTAGCAAAGCGACTGATACCTGGCAGAAGGTGGATTTTAACCTTAGTCATTTAGAAGTTGAATTTGGCAATAAGATTGCAGCGTCTATTGAAGAAATTTTTGGGGTTCCTTGCCAGCAATACTCTGTGCCAAGCAAACCAACTGTAAGATATGTTCGTTGTCAAAGTACAGCAGTTGCGACATTCTTCAAAGAGTTAGTGCCTGGTAATACTTACTCTAAGAATGTACCGACTGAAATATTCACGGCGACGGAAGAGGTGCAGCTTGCGTGTATTCGTGGTTGGCTCGCTGGGGACGGTCACTTTAGAATACGTGAGCCAAAAACGTCAAAATGGCCTCGATTAGCTTGTAGTGGCGTAAGTGTTTCCAAAGAACTTATTCGTGGCTTGTTTTACTCAGCTAATAACTGCCAACTTAATCCCCGTATCAGTAAAAATAGCCGATATGGAACGCGCGCCCAAGCATGGACGATTGATTTTGCCACTCAAGCAGCTATGAAACTTTACCCACAAATGGCCTCCAAGCTTGCAGTAACATTTCCAAACTATAAAAAATTGAAAAGTTCGGAATATGGACTGCAACGAAAAATAAAGAAATTGTCAACAATTTCACGGGCCGAGACTACGGTTTATTGTTTAGTCGTGGAAGAGGACCATTCATTCATTGCTAATGGATATTCCACGCACAACTGTGTTGGGGACGGATTTGGTTTAGGGGTTGATGTACTTGGGTCCACACAAATTATGATGCACAATAAGCCCGAGATTTGGGGTGGCTGTGCAGCAACAGAAATCATTTATGCAGGGTCGAGAGTTGAAATAGGCGGAGAGAACATCAAAGGGGACGGTTCCGTAGGGGCGTGGGCTGCCGAATTTGTGAAAGAATACGGCACCTTGCAGCGGAAAAAGTACCTCGATGGCCTTTACGATTTCACTACGTACAGTGGTGAAAAGGCTCGTAAATTGGGATACGTTGGAGTGCCTGATGAACTTGAGCCACTATGTAAGCTCCACCCTGTCAAGACAGTGGCGTTAGTAGAGTCTTGGGAAGACGCTAGGGACTGTTTGTATAATGGTTCTCCAATTGCAGTTTGCTCGAATGTTGGCTTCCAAATGGGAGATCGCAACAGTCGAGGAGAGTGTATGCGCGGGCGGCGACCATGGCACCACTGTATGCTCATTGCTGGATACGTTGATGATGCTAAATACCCGATGGGTTTGATTATGAACTCATGGGGTAATTATCTTGGTGGTCCCAGACCGTATGGTATCCCGGAAGGGTCGTTCTTCGCGTCAGCCTCGACAATTAACAAAATGCTGAGTCAAGGGGACAGTTTCGCCCTCTCGGCTTATATCGGATTTCCTAGGGTTGACATCCCGGATTACAATTTGTGGTAAACAATGAAAAGTAAACTAATAACCTTCGCTTGTGCGATTTACATAATATACGCTATTGTCATTGCTCAAGATAGTACGGTACAGTTACTAAGCAACAATGAAGGCCAGCAGGTCTGCACTATGCACGTTGCTAGTAACCAACCGCAGCTGTGGCGGGCACAAGAACTTACGCCTAACTGCCTTGTCACAGTTATCGACGGTAACTGTAGCAGTTGTTTAGCGGGGAAGATTAAAAGCTTACGCGCCCAAGGCTACCGTGTTTATATCTACGGCGCAAATGAGGATGTGGCCAAGCAATTTAAGGTGCGCCGATGCCCGACGTTGATTATCTTGACTGACGGCAAAGAGGTAAAGAGATTTGCCGGTAAGAAAACTTGCGGGATTACGGAAGCCACAATCAAAGAGTATCTGCAAAAGAACTGAGGCAGACCATGCGACAGCCAATGCGGCGAAAAACTATATTAAGCATCGGGGGTGTGTATGTACTATTGGCGACTTTTGTGCTTGTGGCGCAAGATAATAAAGCTAGTTCGTTTAACTCTTTTAGAGATCAAGTCTGGCAAGTCTGTCAATTGGACGGAGCGCCTGGAGACTGCGGTGCAACTGATGCACGACTACCTGGACATGCAGAGGGTGACGGACGAGCCGCTGCTCCTGGAGTCGAAGGAGAAATTGTCTCGGGAATTGTTCAAACGGCGAGAGCGAAAAAGTTCAAGAAGAACTGCTTAATTATGTTTTCCTCGCCAGGGTGTAGTGCATGTATTAAGATGTATCCCGTAGTCGAGAAACTGGAAGCACAAGGATATGCTGTTTACATCTTGGATTACACTGAGTACGGGGCTTTGGCTAAGAAGTGGAGTGTACGATTGCTTCCGACCATCTTTATTCGCGAAGGCGGTAAAGAAGTAAAGAAGTTCGTTGGCGTCATTCCGGAAGAACGGATCAAGAAGTACTTGAAGAAAAATACACCCCCGGATTACAACATCATATAATGTGGAATGACATTTTCCTTATGGCTCTGGCCATCGCAAGCCTCTCAGTAACAGTAACGCTGTCAAAAGCATGTTTACCAATTAGAGACTGGGCGAAGGAGTTCGGGCCGTGGGTAGGAAAACTGTTCAGTTGCCCGTATTGCTTGAATCACTGGTTGGCAGCAGGTATTGTAATGTGCAGACCAGCGACATTCGAGTGGTCAGAATCATGGGCAATGAATATTGGGTCTTATATACTTACAGTATTTGCAACAATTACCTTGTCAAGCATCGCATCAGGCGGGATCGTCTGGCTCCTTCTTTTGCTGGGGGAAGAATGAATAAATTTTACGTTTATTTGTATCTGAACCCTGGTGGCGAGCCATTTTATGTGGGTAAAGGTCATGGTAATCGCGCGTATTGTCATACCCAACTACGAGAGTTAAGGAGGCGGGATAGGTTCCATAACAAATTACGTGGAATGTTAAGGTGGAATATCCAACCAGAGATAATTATTCTTCATAAGGACCTAAGTGAGCGCAAAGCATTTGAAATTGAAGAAATTTTCATAGCCACATATGGCCGTCGCGACTTGGATACTGGCTGTCTTTGTAACATGACCGATGGCGGTGAGGGAGGAAGTGGCCATAGACATTCCGCAGAAACTCGGCAAAAAATAAGTGAGTCACATAAAGGCATAAGGCCCTCCGCAGGGGCTAGGCGGAAAATGAGTGAGGCGCGCAAAGGAAAAAAGCTTCCCCAAAAAACGCGGCAGAAGATGAGCATTGCCAATAAAGGGAAAAAGCTTTCCAAAGAAACGCGACGGAAATTAAGCGAGGTCAATAAAGGGAAGATTTTTTCCGTAGAGACTAGGCGGAAACTAAGCGAAGGTCAGGTAAAAATTCCAGTAGTGGCCTACGACCTTGTGACTGGGGAAGATATTAAATACTTTGAAAGTCAAGCGGTAGTTCGTAAAGATGGTTTTGACCCCAGCGCTGTTCGTAGAGTTCTTAAAGGAAAAGCCGCCTCTCACAAAGAATTAGGCTGGAAACGCGCAACAATAACCTCAATGAGTTTATAAGGAATAACATGAGTTCTTTTACACGAATCAATCGGACTTGTTTTTACGTGACTATCAGCACAATCATAGCTGCCACGGTCATCGGGGTTGCATCCGTTTGGGTGCCATCCTTATGGGAAAATCACATAGCGCAAAAGGGATTGCTTTCAATGGCAATCTTGTTCGCAGCAGCAATTCTCGCGACAGGGGTTACGCGAGTACTAGTCTTGAAAGACGGAGAGTAACATGAAATTTCAACGAGTAATCAAGGGCGTTGCGAAACGTCATCATCGACGCGGCCGTCTTTCTGGCTCAGATTATCACAAGATTTGTGAAGTGCTTCGCGACCCCGAGAAGTCACAGAAAGCACAAGACCTGATCCAGAAGCGTTTGTCCCCTCCAGTACAGGGGCGAATTGACTGGGCCAAATTGGTAGATTGGGTCAAAGAGCATTGGGTTGACATCTTAAAGATTCTCCTGACACTTCTTCTCTTTGTTGAGCCTGCGCCGAAAGCCGAGCCTAAGCCCGAGCCCAAGGACGGAGAGTCCGAGAAGCCTGAGAAGCCTGAGAAGCCTGAGAAGCCTGAGAAGCTTGAGAAGCCTGAGAAGCTTGGCCCTGTGGAGCAGCAATGCTTAAAGGACTGGAAACGGGCTGCTGATGAAGCCGTTCTAAAGCTTGATCCCGAAGCTAAGTTTAACGAACCAGAAAAGAAATAACTTTGTACGGCCTGTATCAGGTCGCCTCAGAGAGCGGGGGCGGTCCGTGCCGCCCTCGTTTATCAACTAGGAGAAACTATGAGAATTGCAAACCCATTCCCGACATTACACTTATTCCGCCTTGAGATGTACAAGCGAGATGGCACCATCATTGGTGGCCTGTCTTGTGGCAAGCAAGAGACGTTTGAAGTGCCTAAGGACTGCATCGTCGTTGTAGTTGGGCAGACTCGCGGCGGACAGGACGTGGCTCGGAATTACTGCATCAATGGCGAATGGGTGCCTGAGATGCCTGAGTTTGTGAAGCCTGAGCCGAAGAAGCCGAAGCCGAAGAAGCGAAAAGTGAAGCCTGTGGAGGCTGTGGAGGCTGTGGAGCCCGTGGAGCTAGAGTCAAAGTCAGAGGTGGAGCTAGTACCAAAGCAAGAAAAGATGGAGCCCGAGCCGAAGCCTGAGCCTAAGCGAAAGATGGAGCCTAAGCGAAAGATGGAGCCTAAGCAAGAAGAGTGAGTAATCTCCGAGAAGACTTCCGGCAAAGTATAGCCGAGGGTTTGTTAAGTCAAACTCTTACGTCCTGCTCGCGATGGGCGATGCATAGACGAATAATGGGTGAGCCCTTTCCCGGACCTTACGGATTCAAGTACCATCCGTGGTGCAGAGAGCCCCACGACGCGGCTTCAAGCTACGTAACGATAATGAAGGCCGCACAGATGGGGCTGACAGAGGTTGCCATCAATCGGGCGTTCTTCATGGTTGATGTTTTGAAGAAGGGAGCCCTGTACGTGCTGCCCACGATGTTGAATGCATCGGACTTTTCAAAAGCACGTTTTGGCAACGCGTTGATGTACAGTGAGCATCTCAACGGTTTGTTTACAGACACAAATACAGTTGGACTAAAGCAAGCGGGTGGCGTTAGCCTGTACATCAGGGGGAGTCGCGGAGACTCGAACTTGAAGGGAATTCCTGTGAGTGCGTTAATACTTGACGAACTTGATGAAATGGATCAAGGGCAAGTGTTTTTGGCTCTTGAACGATTATCGGGGCATATTGAAAAGTCAGTGTTCGCTCTCTCGACTCCAACAGTTCCGATGTTCGGGATACATAAACTTTATAGGCAAGGCTCGCAGGAACATTTTTACTTTAAGTGCCCTCACTGTGGGAATCGCACGGAGTTAGTCTGGCCGGATTGTGTCGAGATTCGCGGCGAGTCGATCTCAGACAAAGAGGTAAAAGAGTCCTTCCTGAAATGCAAAGAATGCGGGCACAGACTTGAGCACGAGGATAAGCCAGAACTATTCAAGAACGCAAAGTGGGAAGCAACAGTTGACGCGGACGATAATAGATCATTCTATATCAATCAACTCTATAGTTATACAGTGACGCCGGGCGAGCTAGTTCAAGCACACTTTCGAGGGATGGGTGACGAGGCTGCAAACGTAGAGTTTCACAATAGTAAGCTTGGAAATCCTTACATTCCGGACGGCGGTCAGGTCACCGATGAAGAAATAGACAACGTAGTGTCGAGAGCATACACGAAAGATTCTCCTAGACCAATGGTAGGGCGCGAACGGCTCATTACGATGGGCGTCGATCAAGGCAAGAGCAACCATATAGTCGTAGCCGAGTATTTTATTGAAGGCTCCCCTGGGTACGACATTAACGCTGTGGCTTTTAAGAAAATACTCTATGAAGCCGAGCGGCCAGGAACAGACTGGGGTGAGTTGGATTTATTGATGCGGGAATGGCAAGTACTTGCGTGCGTCGTAGACGCTGATCCCAACGTGAATGACGCTCGAAGATTCGCAAGACGCTTCCCAGGCTATTGTTGGCTTTGCAGATACCGAAGGGGCCTAAGTGGTCGGGAGATGAACATTAGTGAGGAAGATGGCGGCGCACCGATGGCCACTGTAGATAGAACTTCCTGGTTGGATGCGACGATGTCAAGGTTTCACAGCGAAGCGCCGAGAATTAGTCTCCCCGCTGATACGAGTTTCCAATTCAAGAATCACATCGGTAACATGGTGCGAACCTTTGAACGAGACGAGAACAACAACGCGCGAGCGACCTATCTAACTGTCGGCGGACACGACCACTTCGCCCACGCACTCTGCTATAGTGAGATCGCTTTGCCGCTAGCAGGGGCAATTACAACCGGACAAAACATAAAGAAGTTCTTGTAATCTTTCTGAGGAGAATACAATCACGGATTCACAGAAGCAACACTACAAAGAATTGATAAATGCTGAAACTGAAAACACGAAAGCTTGCCCAAAATGCTTAGAGTTAAAGCTAGTAACCGAGTTTTATAAGGCCAAACACGGGCGAAAAGGGCGTAATAGTTACTGTAAAATGTGTTTCAACGCGTGCGGGCGAAAATGTCGCCAGGTAAAGCGAATTAAAACACTGTCGCCCCGAGACATTAAACTGCAAAAGTTAAAAGCCTCCGCCAACCACAATAAAAAAGCGTGCAGCAAATGCTTGACTCTTAAACCATTGACCAAGTTCTCTAAATGTAAAAAGGCCAAAGACGGACACAAGACTTGGTGTAAAATGTGTGATCAAGCTTATTGCCGGGGTGAAGGAAAAGCTGCAATACGCGCAGCAGTCTTAAAGAAATATGGTTTAACTCTTGAAACATTTGAGGAGATGTTAGCCAGCCAGAACCATAGTTGCCAAATCTGTAAATCCAAAACACCGGGTGGCAGTGGTAACTTCCATGTCGACCACGATCACGAAACCGGCGTGGTGCGAGGATTGCTCTGTAGTAAATGTAACGTCGCACTGGGTCTCTTTCAAGATGACCCAGAAACATTGCGACAAGCCGCAAATTACTTAAAGCCACATAATCCAGAGCCAATTGAGCACATGCTCTTGGCCACTGTACAAAAACTACAGCAAAATATTCAACTAACAATTCCAGAAGCAGCGGGTTTATCCCACTAGGAGCGACAAATGAGTGAACTCTACCTATGCTACCAACGCTGGCAGAAGCAGTTAAAGGAGTGGAGAGACGAGTGCCGAGAGCGCCGCGAGCGGCGACGAGCCGCACGCAAAGCGAGACGAGTCGCACGTAAAGCACGGCGAATCGCCCGATGTATCAAACGCCGAGCCTGGGTTAAGAAAAACAAGCCAGTAAGAACCATCCTGAGACACATATTCACGCTTCTTACATTAGGTCACGATTTCCCGCTCATTAAGTGGTACTATAACCGCCCACGCGTTCGGGCGCGTATCAAACGCCGTCGTGAAGCTCTTCGCTTCTTTACTTGTCTAATCGTAAGTCGTACATGGGTTGGCTAAAATGGCTTCAAACTTGAGCATAACGAGCCTGAGACATCCGAGCATCATTCGTGACAGGTCTTACTGGGAGACGTGGCGAGAATGTTATGATGGCGGTCCCGATTATACAAATCGTTATCTGACAAAATTCACGTCACGCGAAAGTAATGAGGATTTCACGGCACGTAAGAAGATTGCCCCAATACCTTCATATTCTAAAGCGGCTGTGAACGATATTCGCAATGCAATTTTTCAGCGATTAACGGACGTCGTTCGGCAAAATGGGTCAAGAGATTTTATGCGGGCCGTCGCTGGTGAGCAGGGTGGTGTCGATCTTAAAGGCACGTCTATGAACGGTTTCATAGGTATTGATGTCTTGACTGAACTGTTAGTAATGGGCTCCTGCGGCGTCTATGTGGATATGCCAGAAATCTCCGGCCCCACGCTCGCGGATGTCGGAAATGCCCGTCCATACATGTATAAGTATTGTGTTGAGGATATTCTTGCTTGGTCGCTTACAAAGCCCGAAGAGCCAGGGGAATATCAGTCAATACTTTTACGAGATCGTGGCATTAACTATCAACAGCATGGACAGTTTGATCTTGAAATCCCATGCGGAGAATACATTCGTTATCGCCTCATGTGGATTGACAAAATCACAGGTAAGGTTCGGATTCAATTCTACAATGAGAATGGTGAGGCAACTGACGCTGCTGGTAATCCCGCCGCTGAAGACGGGCGAGAATTAGACCTCACACGTATCCCGTTCGTGCGATTTGATATTGAGAGCAGCTTACTCAAGGACGTCACACAGCATCAGGCAGCTTTGCTAAATCTGTGTAGTTCGGACGTTGCTTACGCATTGAAAGCCAACTTCCCGTTCTATACTGAGCAGCAAGACATGCGAGCCGTGGGCGACCACCTGAAACACGGAGTCAATCCAGATGGCACCGCCTCCGCTGGCGGTCAACGATCAATGAGCAAAGAGGTTGAAACTGGAACTACTCAGGGTAGAGTCTATGATATAAAGTCAGAGCGGCCAGGATTTATTCACCCATCTTCTGAGCCTCTTAAAGCCTCAATGGAGTTGCAGCGAAAACTTGAAGACGACATTCGCAAGCTAGTTAATCTTGCAGTAGCAAATCAGGTCGGGCGTCGGGCATCATCTGCGGAAGCAATGAAGATGAGTGACCAAGGGCTAGAAGCTGGTTTGTCGTACATCGGGCTTGTGCTTGAAGGCGGCGAGCGAATACTTGCCAATCACTGGGCCGCGTACGAAGAACGAACTGTCGCGAAGCGAAAGATAGCGCTTATCAAGTATCCCGATCGGTATACTTTGAAGAACGACTCTGACAGGGTAAAAGAAGCAAAAGAGCTTTCTGACCTGATGTTTACAGTTCCGGGGCCATCCGTCAAGAAGCAACTTTCTAAGAACATTGTCAATACGTTGTTATCTGGACGCATTACAACAGAGCAAATGGATCGAATCCACTTTGAGATTGAACAAGCTGATTATGCCACGAGTGATCCAGACACAATTATCAGGGCACAGGAAGCAGGGCTCGTAGGCGAGCAAGTAGCTTCTGTAGCTCTTGGCTTTGCCCCAGATGAGTATAAGCAAGCAAGAGCAGATCACGCCGAGCGCGTGGCACGTATTGCTGAGGCGCAGAGCAAAGCTTCGGACGCGGCTTCAGACGGAACAGCGGGGGATGCAAACGGAGCTAGAGGTGTGGGAGACTTATCAGTTGATCCGAAAGAAGGCATCGCCGAGCGGGCAGCCGCTACAGACACGACCCTCTCTGACAGTACAAAGAAACCAGTTCGCGGCGAAGGTCGCAGCAATAATAACGGAGAATAAGCAATGACGCAGCCAGTAAATATTCAGAAAGAAGTATCCCCCACGGCTGGGATTGACCAGGGACACACTGTTGTAGGTGCGGCTGCCGTTCAGATCACTCCACAAAGTTTAAGGTATATGCGAGGCGTTGTGCTCCGCACACCCGGACCAGATGACGCAGTCCCAAATACAAACACAGTTTGGATCGGTGACGCAAAAGTGACAGCCAACAGTGCCGTGGATACTGGTGGCTTCCCACTACTGCCAGGGGCATCAATACGAGTACCTATTGACGATACTTCGGCGTTGTATGCTATCTCGGACGCCGCTGCTCAAGACTTAGCTTGGATTGGAGTATAACATGCGATTAGAGTATACAGAACCTACAGGCCTTTCTAAAAGCTTCATTGAAGCCGGAACGGCTAACGGCCAACTTCTCTTCTGGACTGATCCAAGTTGGGTACATAGCGAGACTACAGAACTTCACTGGGATGACACCACCAAGAAATTAAGTGCGAATGGGTTTGATATCCCGGCAAAGAGTATTACCGTGGCAGATTTTACGTCCGCAGGTATCATTGCTGCAATTGCCGCATTGGGCAGTTATGGCGGGGAAGTATACTTACCAGCAGGCGACTATGATCTAACTGCTGGGATTGTACTAGATGATAATGTTGTGCTTCGCGGTTCTGGCAAAGGGACAAGATTGTTAGCCACTAATAGAGCTACTTACACCGCAGTAACAGGTGTTCCGGCCGATGGAGAAACTTTGTCAGGGGACACTACTGGCTTTACTGCCACTTGTGTTAAAGTTGACTTAACAAACAAAGTTATTTGGTATGTTACCCTTAGCGACCCAGCGAATTACAATAATGGTGAAGTTATATCTTGGTCAGGTGGTGCGGATACAACTCTATCGGCCCTGCCAACGGGCCAGACCTTTGACGCAATAAGTGCCACAACCAAGGTCGGCTGCACAGTTAAGGATTTATACATAGTTGGTGGAAGTGGTGGTGGTAGCAGTTCTGACTTAATTTTGTTCACTGGCTGCACTGACTGTAAAGTTCAAGATTGCTGGATAGAGCACTCTGACAGTAACGGCGTGTACGCTACGAACTCTTCCGGAATATTATTTGATAACATAATCGCTGCCAATAATGATTGGAGTGCCATCGGATTTAACACACCAATGCTTAACTCTACAATCAGTAATTGTAGGGTTAACAGTGGGGTCCGTGGAATTAGGATATGCGGGGACTACTCATCAGCAATCAATAATATCGTCACAGGTATTGGTAACCGGGGACTATTGCTGTGCTCAGGTGATGGTTTGATAGCCAGAGGAAATACCTTAAATGACTCTACATTGGACATAGGTTGCTACTATGACCACGTCCGCTACGCTTTGGTCGCGGACAATGTTTTTTACGGTTCTGGCATAGTTCCGGGAATTATCTTTATAGGCAGCAATATTGGAGCAAGTTATAACACGACGGACTGCATTATTAGGGACAATACTTTCGAGAACTTTACAATCGGGGTCGCGTTCAACCCTGAAAATGGCGGGTCATTGGGCGTTGTAGCAAGAAACACTGTGCAAGATAATAAGTTTATAACTTGCCCCGTAGGAATTAGCTTGGTCGCGGGCGAAGATGTAAATGATAACAGCCTCATAATGAATGAGTTTTATGATTGCACAAATGACATAGTTGACAACGGTGCTAACACAAACATAATCGCCTATGATGAAGGCAATGTATCGATCAAAGTTGATGATAAGAAGCTCTACTTTGGAGCCGGTGATGATGCGTCAGTAACATTTAACGGCAGCGAGCTAATAATCACTGGAAACACAGTCTGTGCGGCTGACACCGTGCAGTTAGTGGGGACAACGATCACTAACACGGGTCAGATTCTAGCAACAGACAAAGTCATCTTCACGCAGGTTGACGGTAATGAGTATATTGATTCGCTCAACGACGGCTTTGTTGATTATGGGGCAACAACCGCTCACCGCTTCCTCGCAGACGTGAAGATTCCCGATGATACAAAGAAGCTTTACCTCGGAGGCGGTGATGATGCTTCCCTCACGTACAATGGAACCGATCTACTAATCAATCCTCGCGCAGTAGGCTCGGGAAATACTTCCTTTACAGGTAACGTAGGGATCGGCCCTGGAACTTCTAACTGTGAGTATCTGGTGGATATTAACGGCGCAGGTACGACGGAAGGTTTCCGGATGTACAGCAATTCCTTTCTGGAAATGAGGCTCCTGGTCAATAGTAATACCGCTGCTGCGCGTGGAATGTATCGAACCACAAGATCGCGTGGAACTAAGGCTTTGCCATTGGCCCTTCAAAGCGGTGACAGTATTTTCTCCTTTATAGCAGATGGGCATTCCGGAACCTCTTATGCTGGTGCTGGTGAAATTGATTGTATCGCTACCCAAAACTGGGGCGTAGCGGCGCGAGGGAATAAATGGGTATTTCAGAATGTGACAAACAATCTCACTGTGGCGAAAGAGGCACTCGTAATTGAGCATGATGGTGTTATTCAAACTATAAATAAAGTCTCATTCACTCAGACGGATCAGAACGAGTATATTGATTCACTTGCTGATGGGTTTATGGATTATGGAGCTACGACCGCTCATCGTTTTGATAACGATGTGAAAATCCCCGCTGATTCTAAGAAGCTCTATCTCGGAGCCGCTGACGATGCGTCAATGACGTTTAACGGCGCTGAACTAATACTCACAGGTAATGAGGTTACTGCATCCGACTCTGTGGGTATTGTAGGGACCACTGTAACTACCACCGGACAAGTTTACCAGGACAATGGCACCTTTGCTGCTGTGGGGGATGCTCTAGGCTCAACGAAGATAGTCCGGGCGACTGTTAACCACGTCACTGCGAACTGGTATCCACTGTTTACCGATGGCTCGGCAGGTCAAATGACTATGCACAGTGATACCGTGTGGACCTTCGATATTCTACTCGTAGGGACGACAAGCGGGTGTACAAAGTCATTTGGCTTTAAGATCGAAGGAGTCATTGAAAATGATGGTGGCACCACTACGATTCTAGCCAGCACTGTAACTACACTCTACGACACTGACGATACTGACTTTGATGCAAGAGTTGCTGCCGACGACGCCACTGATGCCTTGTGTGTGGAAGTAACGGACTCAACAAGCGGTAGTGATGTCGTTCGGTGGGTGGCAAAGGTTTCTGCGGCGGAAGTATCCTATTAACCAACTAACCGGAGAAGAAATATGGCAGACGTAACTATCAAGAATGTGCCTGAAGGCTGTGAAGCTAAAGTAAAAGAGATGGCAATGGTCGCGATTGAGCGATACTTAAAGCCTGCTGTCTCTGTTGAAAAGATTGAGACTTTCAAGACCAATGTTGCAGTTATTCGAGCAGCTAACACCGAAGTTGAGAAAGAATAAACAATGGCAATTGCCGAATCTGAATACTACGGAACATTAGTTGAAGCCACGGCGTACTTCGCCAAGCGGCTATACCCCGATGCCTGGGATGATTCGGCTGTAGCGGATCGCCCCAAGGCTTTACTTTGGGCGACCAATATTATTGATGCTTTGAACTTTCGTGGATACAAAAAGCCTGTCTATGACATTGTCTATGATAGCTCTGGTAACATTCTTACAGACGCGCCAACACAGGCAGAGATTCGAGCAGCAGAAATTACGCAGGACTTGGAATTTCCACGGGGCACGGACACAACAGTTCCCGATACAATCAAGATTGCCACTTGGGAGATTGCTTACAATCTCCTAGACGGTGTGCAACCTGAACTAGAAGTTGAGAATCTAGCAGTCACGAGTCAAGGAATCTCCTCGGTGCGGACTTCTTATGATCGCAGCTTTACACCGATTGAACATTTAATCAACGGCATCCCTAGTGCTACAGCTTGGAGGTATCTGAAGCCTTTCTTGCGTGACGCTGAGGATGTTAAACTAAGCCGAATCTCATAAAAATCCGGAATCCTCCGGGACAGTTCCCCCAACACCTACTACGGGGATTAAGAACATTTTAACGTAGGGACTATTACTAGCAAATGCTAGGGAGATTATTATGAAGAGCTTGTTTTATGCTGCACCGCTACTTACCTGTTTTGATGACGAAGGTAGTGGCAAAGGAACAATCCTGGATGACCAGCGAGCAGTCGCGGAGGAAGTGGCCACTAAAGCAAGAGAGGATGCTGCGCGGGCAGATGCAGCGGCACGACAAGCTGGCGCAGCCGCCGACGAAGCAAAGGAAAAGGCGTTTTCACAAGAGGACGTGAACACGTTTCTAGCCGATGACCGGCGAAAGCACAAGGAGAAGTATCAAGCCCTCGAAGAGAATTATACAAATCTCTTAGGTGACAACAGTCTGGCTGCGGAGCAGCGAGAGAAATTGCAAGCGAGTCTATCTGAACTACAAAAGAAATTCCGCACAAAAGAGCAACAAGCTGAATTTGAGCGGAAAGAAGTCGAGGCGAAGTACTCTAACGACCTTAAAGAAGCTCAGGAAGATTCGGTAAGATGGGAGACAATGTTTAAGACCTCAAGTATTCAACGATCCTTGCAAGATGCGGCTATTGCATCAGAGGCGTTCAACCCTTCGCAGATTGTTAATCTGTTGGAAGGCGCAACACAGATGCAGCGAGTGAAGGACGAATTAGGTCAAGAAGTTGGTGACCTAACACCGATGGTTGATTTCATGGATGTGAATGAAACTACGGGAGATCGCGAGATTACGTTACGAACCCCCGCAGACGCCGTGAAACGTATGAAAGAGTTGTCAGGTCTATACGGCAACTTATTCAAGGCTAACGTCGTGAGTGGGATCGGCTCTGGTGCGGCTACGGGTGGGGCTGGCTCTCCTGGCGGCACGATTGATTTGACACGTTTGTCGCCAGAAGCTTATCGCCGGATTCGAGCAGAGAATCCGGAGCTTTTAGGACTCAAGCGAAACCGAGAGAATTAACTTTCGGATTGCTCGCGACCTGCGGGCCGTTACCAACGCGTTAGTTGGGTTGGCTTCACCTTCAATTGAAGGGACGTAGAAAACTAACTAAACTTTAGAGGGAGATTCTAATGAAACTTTGTTACGCAACTCCGTTGATCACTTGCTTCGCAAATGATAACGATGCTATGATTCCCGAGCTTTGGGCGCAGGAGTCACTCGCAATTCTTGAGAGCAACATGGTAATGGCCCGTCTAGTCCACCGTGACTTTTCCAACCAGGTTGCCCAGTTTGGCGACGTAGTAAACACTCGCAAGCCTGATAACTTCGCGATCAAGCGACTTGAAGATCAGGGCACCGTTGCCAATCAAGACGCCTCAGTCACGAACGTTGCCGTGCCGCTGGATCAGCACGTATATGTCAGTTTCAAGATTTTTGACGGTGAGCAGTCAAAGAGCTTCCAGGAATTGGTAGACATCTACCTCAAACCTGCTGCTTCAACTTGTGCTCGCGCCGTTGACCGTATCCTGATTAGTCAGGCGATTGCGTTCAAGGCCAACCAGGTTGGTAGTTTGACAGAGATGTCAAGCTCTACTGCCAAGACTTATATGCTTGACGCTCGTGAGAAGCTGAACGAGAATAACGCATATCCCGATGGCCGTAAGTTGGTCATGGGTTCAAACGCCGAGACTAATTGTCTCAAGACAGATATGTTCCTCAAGGCTAACGAGCGAGGCGACGGTGGCGACGCTCTGACGAACGCCGCTCTTGGGCGCGTTCTTGGTTTTGATACCTACATGGATCAGAACACGCCATACGTAGCTACTACTGCGTCAGCGATGACGTACAACACTACCGAGATCAACGCCGCTGACGGCTTTGCTGTTGGCACGACTGGCTTGATCTTGATTGATCCGTGGACTGTCAACACCATCGTAACTGTTGGTGAGTATGTTTGGTTCGAGGGTGAAGGCCGAGTCCATGAGATTCTGGTCCAGGCCAACGATGCCAACACGACCAACAGCATCAACATCGACACCAGCGGCCTAGCCGTTGCTCTCGCTGATGAGGATGCGGTCCATGTGTTCGACAGCACCACTGCTGGTGCGAACTATGCCGCTGGCTACGCAAAGGCCGTAACGGTCAATGATGCTGTCGTCAGTCTAGGTCAGTTACTCGCTTCGGGCACCACGACTGGTGGCGACCGTAATGAGTATACTATCATCGAGATCGACTCGACAGGCTTGATTGTCTGGCTGGATCGTCCTTTGGTTGCTGCCATCACCAGTGGTGATGGACTGTTCCCAGGGCCGCACGGTGGTATGAATCTTGCGTTCCATCGCAATGCTTTGGCGTTGGTAAGTCGTCCGCTAGCTCTGCCGAACACCGACCTCGGTGCCCGTGCAGCCGTTGCTAGCTACAACGATCTGTCGATGCGGATTGCCATGGCATACGATATCAGCAGTCAAGCGACCGTTGTGACTGTTGACATGCTTTGCGGTGTCAAGGTTCTCGACGCTAACCTCGGCTGTCTGCTTGTCAGCTAACCCAAGTTGTTTGGGGGCGGGCAAGCCCGCCCCCAGACGCTTTTCTTCTAAGGAGTCGATAATGTCGGTGCAAGCACTTTCAGTACTGTTGCAACAATTTGGGCCACTCGTCGGCGTCTTGTTATTTTTCATTTGGAGGGACTGGACAAGAGAGACGAAACTTTCGCACCGAATTACAAAGTTAGAAGATGACCGGCAAACAATCATGCTCGAAATGGTGGAAAAGAGTACGTCAGCTATTGTCCAGAACTCGGCCAGTATGGAACAAGTCTCAAGAACTTTAGAGCGACTTTGTAACAAAACGAATTCTTAATTAAACTGTGGTGGGGCTACATTTAATGACAAAGAAAGAGAAAGCTGCGCGACTGCGAAAGAGTGAATCTGTAAATACAAAGGTTTGCCCAACGTGTTTGACGATTAAACCCTTAACTGACTTCCATAAGAATATTGGAAAGCGAAAGGCTCGAGCAGTCCAATGTAGGAAATGCTGTCAAGAGCATACGGATAAGACGAGGCCACCTACAACTACTAGGGAACGGCTGACCAAGTTTACGGAATTGCAGAGGCGTGAATCAGAAAGCACTAAAACTTGCAGTAAATGCCTGAAAATTAAGCGGCTTACTGATTTCTATAAGAACAAAGCTGCTCGAAAAGGTGTTCTCCACCAGTGTAAAGTGTGCGTTAAGAAGGACAAGAAAGCGCAAGCTTCGAGACAGCTTAAATATTTGTACGGAATCACCTTGGAAGACTATGATCGGATGCATAAGGCCCAGGATGGTAGGTGCGATATCTGCGGAAAAACGGAAACTGAAAACGGTAAGAGGCTTAGTGTAGATCATAACCATCAAACAGACGCGATTCGAGGATTACTCTGTATGAATTGCAATGCATCACTGGGCGGCTTTCAAGATGATCCAAACTTACTAGAATCTGCTGCCCAATATTTACGAGAATATGAATGAGCATCCAGAGCTACACCATGAATCGGTTCATCCGCAAGACGCTTTACTCATTAAAGCGGGCCTACGGATCAACTGTGGATATTTACAAGCTCGGTGCCGCTTCAACAAATTACAAAACAGGTGCGAAGACTGTTACTAAAACAATGACGCGGGTCGAACGTTGCATTGTCCTTCCAGTCAAGGTACAACGTGAAACCATGCAAGGTATTAGCCAAATCAGCGCCGGGAAAAAGTTTGTGTATGGCGGAACATTCGATGCTGGGACGCGTCTCTTTATTGTGGACGCCAGAGACATGACGACAGATTATGAATTCAACGTGGATGACTGGCTGGTCTACAACGACCGCAAATATTCGATCAAAGATATTAGCGAATTCGAGCAGAATTCAGCTTGGGTCATTACTGGGAAAGAAGTTCTTGGCGTCGTCCCCGAACAAATCATTAAGTTAAGCGTAGACCACGCACTGGACATTGACAGTGAAGCAACGGAGACAGTAGTATGAATACTAATTGGCCTCGCTGGATTTTTGCGTCCATTGCTGAATATATGCGGCCTATAGCGGCTGCGATTCCGCTTCCACTTTTAGTAGAGGGGATTGATGACCGAATAGAATCAAAGATGGAAGCCGATCACGCAGAGCTTAGAGTCAACGGCCCAGCTATCTCTGAGATAAGCAGTGATTACTATCGGCTCGTTGTTGATGTCAATATTCTACTCACCGATCTAATGGATGGGTCAACTGAGAATGCATACGACTTGATTCAATGGGGCGGTGTGTTTCAAGAGGCGTTGAACGGGCCAATTAGCATTTACAAATACGGTACAGGGGTAGACGATGATGACGCTTACATCGGTTGCCTAGAAGTTTTAGGTGGCCGAGATAGTGTGAAGCTTTTTCACTTTGGACAAATCAGCAAGGTGGACCGCGTTCGCCAATCAATGGTTGACTCGCGATTTTCCATATATTTAGAGGCTTGAATGTTTCTGTACAAAATCACCAACTGTGTTAATGGTAAAGAGTACATCGGGATCTCAAAGAGTCCGTCTAAGCGGTGGCTTAACCATAAAGGGGGCCGGGGATCAAAACTTGTTTATCAAGCCATTAGAAAATACGGTTTGGAAAATATAAAATTCGATGTCCTGTACACTGGTTGTGAAGAAGATATTTGTCAATTAGAAATAGATTTAATTGCGCAGCGGCAGACAGAGGCACCCCACGGGTATAATCTTACGGCAGGCGGCTCGGGACTCCCAAATTTAAGAGATGGCAAAAATCCACGAGCTAAAAAGCTACGCATTAACGGAGTTTGGTTCTCTTGCATAAAAGAAGCGGCGGAAGCTTTAGGAGTCTGTCGCGCCGTATTGGCCAAGCGACTCAAAGAAGCTACCACAAGTAGTTTTGAGTTTGTACCATTTGACCGAGAGGAGCACAGTAGAAAAAGTGGTTTAAGAAGTAAAGGGCGAAAACATACGCCCGAAGCAAAAGAAAAGATGAGCAAGAAACGTAAAAGGGGTAAACATTGCTGTGCCCGTAAGATTTTGGTAAATGGCAATAAGTATGAATGTATTCGCGATGCTGCTGAAGGAGAAAATATTAACTACAGCACTTTGCGGGATATGATTCGCAAATACAATAAGTCCCACATATGGCCATTAGGTTGGGCTTATTTAACTAGCTAGTAAACTTTAATTTAAGGAGTAAAGAGATGGCACGAATTGAGCTCAGGGAGGCATACATTCGCGTACGAGATGGTCTTGCAGGTACAGGAAATGTAACTTCAAACTCAGCGAGCGCATCGACGACGCTGAACGTAGACACTATTGTTCTGAATGCAACTACCACGAACCTAGTTCCAGTTGGAGCCAGACTGACTGTCAACAGTTGTGGAACTAACATCTTTACGGTGACTGAAAGAACGCCGCCTGCTGCCGGTCCCACATTAAACTTAGTTGTAACGCCCGCCCTGACGGCTAACGTTACGCAGAATGACGTTATCACGTTTTCGGCCCAGCGCCTAACCGTCAAGGTTGGTGAAGGCTCTGTAAGTTGGACCGAGGCCAAGGAGTATGAGTATCTCCGAGACCGTGGTGATCTGGATACCGTCCGTGAAGCCGATGAGCAACCTATTGACGTTAGCATTGACTTTGTGTACGAGTATATTACAACCGAGACGGGCGAAGACGTAACAATCGTTGACGCCCTGAAGCAGACTGGCGAAGCGAGTGAATGGGTCACATCATCGTCAGACGTCTGTGAGCCATATGCGGTTGACATTGAAATCATGCACTGCATGCCTTGTGGCACGGTAGAAGACGAAAAGGTCGTACTTGCCGACTTCAGGTATGAAAGCCTTGAGTTTGATATCAATGAAGCTACCATTTCAACATCTGGACGTTGTAATGTGAGCGAAGCCACTGTCACGCGAGCCGATTACGCTGACGAAGGCTGCTAAACCTGTTAAGGGAGTGGGCACTATGCCCACTTCCGACCTTTTAATCTGAAAGTTTGTTCTGAGGAGAGAAACATGAAAATTGGTGGTATTGAGGTCAAGGGACCAAACGAAGAAATTTTAGTACTCCCGCGTCTTGAAGAAGACATTGTTATCAAGGCAAGAGCAGTGACGGACATGGACCCATTTGAGGCCCTCTGCCCCGATCCCAAAGCTCCCGGTATCCGTACGCGAGATGGTTTTCGCCCAAATGAAAAAGACCCCTCGTATCTGCAAATGGTCGCGAAGCATGGCGAGCAGCGGCTAGCGTACTTGATCGTCAAGTCTCTTGAGCCAAGTGACATTGAGTGGGAGCGAGTCAATCTTGACGACCCAGGGACGTGGTCAGAGTGGCAGCTTGAGCTTCAAGAAGCTGGCTTGTCATCAATCGAAGTCAACCGAGTGGCCGCGTGCGTCATGCAAGCTAACTCGCTGGACGAAGAAAAACTAACGGCGGCCCGCGAGGTTTTTCTACGTTCTCGGGAGGAGGAGCTAAAAGAATCCTCTGGCCGAGATACCGAACTGGCGAGTATGCCATCTGGCACGCCTGTGAGCGACTAGGCATCCGGCCCCCAAGAGTTAAAGATTCTTGGGTAGGATGTGATGTTGACACCCAAGCTAGAATTTTAGCCTTTCATCAGACACGCGTTTATGAAGAGATGGAAGAGATGAAAGCAATGGCCGGGGTGGGTGCTGCAAGGAGAGCGACGTGAGATTCAAGCCAGTCTTCCAAGCCCCTGTACTAGATTTAGGTGCCTACAAAAGGCATTTGAATAAGTACATGGAAGACTGGCTTAAACAAGCCGGCAGGGAATGGTTGCAGGCGACTGTAGGGTCAATAATTCCAGCGTGGTCTAATGCGTCGCGGGCAACATTTGAGAAGTTGGCAAAGCTTCTTGATGGTGATGTGAAATACGGCCCTCAAAAGAGTCGAAAAGACCGTAAGCCTTTGGGGCGGGCCGAAGGGGCTGGAAGTAAATTGATTCTCGGCAAGGCAAGTTGGCATTTTGAGTACACCAGTACGTTAAGGTA